TATTTCAGTAGGAAGTATTATAAGTCAAAAAATATAAATCGTGTAATTCCATTATTAAAGCATTTAGAATTATGTAGAAAATTATCTAATGAGTATCAAAAATATATTGACTTAGAAGTTCATCAAGAGTATAATGATGAAATTATTGATAATTTAACCTATATAGAAAGTGCTGGATTGAGACACGATGATAAGATGGTATATTCAGAGTATAATCCCTATACATCTACAGGTAGACCAAGTAATAGATTTGGTGGAATGAATTTTGCAGCACTCAATAAATCAGATGAATCAAGAAAACCATTTAAGAGTAGATTTGAAAATGGTATGTTGGTTGAATTTGATTATGATGCATATCACTTGAGATTAATCGGAAAATTATTAAATTACTCATTCCCAAGTGGTTCGGTTCACGAGCATATGTCTAAATTTTATGGATGTGATTACCAAGAGTCTAAAAATCTGTCTTTTAGGTATCTCTATGGACATATTCCACAAGAAGTAATTCAAATCAATCCATTTTTTGGTAAAGTTCATGATTATATTAATAAAATTTGGAAACTATATAAAAACCAAAAATTTATACAATCTGATATTTATAGTAAGAAGATACACAGAAAAAACCAGGCCGATATGAATCGGAATAAGATATTTAACTATATGATTCAGTTAATGGAAACTGAGAACAATATGAAGATATTAACTAACCTTATTCCATTTATGGCATCATATAAAAGTAAGTTAATCTTATATAGTTATGATTCATTTTTGTTTGACTTTAATTTAGAGGATGGGGTTGAGTTTTTAAAAGATGTTAAAAAAATTATTGAGAGTAACGGGTTATTTCCCACAAAAACAAGTAAGGGGACAAACTATCATGAAATGGAAGATATCACAGAAAAATTATGAACGATTGGGATAAAATATTAAAAGATTTTGCACGTAAGTGTAAAGGTGGTGCACCAGATATGACCAATTCACGGCATCTTGCTTTATTACGAGAATCACTAATCAAGTTCGGTTGGAAAGAGAATGCCACGAATGAGTTTATTGGTAATTTGAGAGAAGGTGAAGAAATAGTTACAGAAGGAACGAATAAAAAACTTTCATATAGCGATGTTGGTAAAAAGCTTGCAAAAATAAAATCTATAGAACAGCAGGGAACTGTTGATAAGAAAATATATGGTGATATATCCCCTGTTGAGTTTATTAAAAGAATTAAAACTACTTTCAAAGGAGCTACTAATGTAAAATCATATGATGCAGGAGATACGGTTCAAGAACCAACAGGGAGTGGGAAAGGGGCCCCGAAAAGGATGAGTAGTAAAGCTAGATGGTTCACTTGGAAATGGAAAGGTAATAATTACGATATAGGATTGATGCCAAAATCTGCAGGTGGTAGAGGTTCAAATCAGACAAAAGATCAAGAACTATCGTGGATGTTAGTTTTAAGTGGTATGCAATATGGTGGAAACCCAAAGAATAAAGAAGAATTTCTTTCATTATTAGTTTCTAATTCAAGTGTATATGGTAAAATTGACGGCGTGAATCAGAATACCGCGGAAGGTTTGGCTGCGTTTTTAGAAGAAAATGATAGTTGGTATAATGCTCATGTCAAACAATGTGAAAAGTTTATAAAAAAGATTAACAATGACCAACCAATAAAATATGTAAAAGATTCCAGTACATTATCAGTTAATACAATAGCACAAAAACTATATAAACAAGATTTTGGTGGTAAAACATTAGATACGGATAAATGGAATCCCGCAGATATATGGTTACAATATGGTTCTGTTAAGAAATCAGCAACATCATTAAATGAATATAACAATTGGATAATGGATTCATTAAAAAATGGAAGTGGATGGGTTGGTGTATCTTTGAAAAAAGGTGGTGGTAAAGTTGGTATAGTGAATAATATTATGAGGCCAGAATACAAAGTAACAGGATTAGAAACTAAATATGGTGGGTTATTATCACAAGGTGTAACTTTTAATTATAAGGGTACAGATTTAGATGGATTTGGATTAAACTTTAGAATATTTCAAGGACGATCAGATGAATTAATTAGGGGAGAAGTTATTAAAAAGGGAGCAGAGGCGGTACAAGGTAAGGCTAAATTAACAGAATTTGATACTTTTAAAAAAGGAATATATTCTGCAGTAAAGGGTGTATATAAAACTAATGTAAAGCTAGATAAGAAAACAAAAAAATTCGTTTTTGATGGAGCCACAGGAAAAAAGAACTTTAGTACAGTTAAAACAGCTTTTGGTAAAATTAAAAACGCTTCTTATGGTACTCAACACGGAGATTGGAAGAGTGCATTTGGTAGTGAAAAGGCATTTCTTGACCGATTAAATACTCATCCTAAAATAATGAAAAAGAAGGAAGGTCAGATTAAATCAGCTTTAAATGCAAGATTTCAAACCATAGTGTTGGGTTCAATTGTAACTCATATGAGTAATAAAGATTTACAAAAAGTTATGGTTGGAATGTTACTATATGGTAAATCGGAATCATCTTGGTCAGCTGCACACTGGAAGGCCCAATAATGAAAACACAACTACTTTGCACATTCACTAAACGAAATAGACTCTACGATACAGTAAGTCTTATCATCGAGTGCCATGACATAGTATTCAACAAAATTTATGTATTCACTAATGAAGATGACCATCATCAGTTAATTTGTACTTATAATATACCACAAAATGAAGATAATTATATTGAAGGTGTTGATACAATAGCATTACACAGAAAGAAACAGACCAACACACTTTATACTATTAATTCTTTAAATGAAATCATTAGAGAAAAGAATAATGGTGTGTTAGATAAAACCTTTCCAGTACCTTGGGAAGAATATCAAAATACTCTATTATTAGTAAATGATGAAGGACTTAACAAAATTAGAACAAGAATTTATACTATTGTAAACGTTGATACCTGGGAGACTGACCAAAACTTAAAAAATGAATTATAGGTTTTATTATCCAGAATGGAATAATCGAAAAGAAGTTTGTAAAGAATACCCACCAATAAAAGAAATCACAAGAGAACCAACATCCTTTTGGTTTGGAGTTGGGCCCAAAAGAACCATTAGAAAGACCAAAAAATCAATTCAAAGACTATTAAAACGGGCAGACCCGTATTTACCCATATTAGTTATATATTCAATCCCATACAGAGATTTAGGACATCACTCAAAAGGTGGTGCAGAGAGTAATAGAGAGTATTTAGAATTTATTAGTGAATTTTGTGACGCAATAGGTGATAGAAGTCCTATTGTGATATACGAACCAGATTGTATTCCACATATGGAAGAAATGGGTGTAGTTGATGGATTAAAACGATTATCTTTGATAAAGAAATCAGTTGATTTACTAAGTAAGACAAATGCGTTAGTCTATCTCGATATTGGACATCCAACATGGTTATCAGTCCCAAAGGCTGTCTCATATCTGAGAATGTGTGATGTGCATAAAGTTAGAGGGTTTAGTATCAATACCAGTAACTATTATGCTACATCAACCTGTTATAAATATGGAAAGACTATAAGTAAGAGGTTAGATGGGAAACATTTCGTAATCGACACGTCCCGTAACGGAAATGGAGCTAATAAAGAACATTTTAATCCATATGGTAGGTCAATTGGTGAATATCCAACCACTCAAACTTGTAATAAAATAGTAGATGCATACCTTTGGATTAAAGTACCAGGTGAAAGTGATGGTAAGGTAAATGGAGGTCCAAAAGCTGGTAGATTTTCTCATAATCTGGCGTTAGATTTGATACACAATAAAACTTAAAAAAAGTGAAAAAAACACTTGACTTTATCAAATATTCGTGGTATATTCCAGTATGAATAAAGAGAGAAAAACTATGAAGTGTGATAAATGTAAAACATTAACAGCTGAAATCAACTATAAGGGTGGGAACTACTGTACTTGGTATTGTATAAAGAAAAAGAAGGTAGAGTTACCCGAAGAATTCTTTCACGAGGTAAATGGTAGGTTAAAAGAACTACATGATTTTGACGAGGCAATGAATGGCATGGGTATATACGCGGAAACTTACAAATAAATTAAAAAAAGTGAAAAAAAGCCTTGACTTTATCACTTTTTTGTCGTAAGATCAAGTAACAAAAAGAGAGAGTAAACAATGAACTTAAAAAATGAAATTAGAAAACTAAATAGTCTTTCAGAACTGAATGACTTATCAGCTTTCATTAATGATTGTAAAACCATGTTGGGTAAAGCATCACTATGTGTTGGAGCTAAAGTATTCGTGGTTCAAAAGACAAAGAAAACTCCTGGTGTCATCACTAAGATGAATATCAAGAAAGCTATTGTTGATATGAGAGGTTCGAGTTACAACGTTCCATTTTCAATGTTGGAATTAGTGTAAAAAGTGAGAGAGAAAATTAACTTTGATAGACTAAATGAATTAGTAATAGAATTACAAAATACTAATTCATTAAATGATAAAAAGGAAATTTTGAGTTCGTATACTGATATGACCAAAATTTTAGAATATGTGTATAATCCATATAAAAAATATGGGGTTACTTCTAAACTTTTAAAGAAACGACAAGATTTAGGTATTACAAATACCTATACTAATATATTTAATTTACTTGATGATTTATATTTAAGGAAATTAACAGGACATGACGCAATCAAGTCTATAAATGGTTTCATATCAGATAATAAGGAGTGGGATACTTTATTATATTGTATAATAGATAAAGACTTAAAGACTCGAACAGGAGTTTCTATAATTAACAAGGTGTATCCAGAGTTGATTCCAGAATTTAAAGTTGTATTAGCTAAAAAATATGAAGATTATTTTAAGAAAATTGATTTTGAAAAAGATGACTGGTATGGGAGTAGAAAATTAGACGGAGTTAGAGTAATTACTCGGATAGAGAATGGTGATGTAACTTTTTATTCTCGAGCCGGAAATGAATTTACGACATTAAATAATGTACGGAAAGAAATTGAGAGAGTTGGAATACAAGATGGAGTTTTTGATGGAGAACTTTGTATTATTGACGAAAACGGAAACGAAGATTTTACTTCAGCCGTAAGTCAGATAAAGAGAAAAGATGAAACTATCTCAAATCCAAGATATAAAATTTTTGATTCATTGTCCTTATCAGAATTTGATTTAGGAGAGTCCAACCGAATTTTATCAGAACGAATGGGTAATGGTCGTCCAGCATTAAAGGGTTCTACTATATTAACTTATGTGAAATTAATTAAAATTGATGATACAGAACATTTAAATAAGTTGATTGCAGAAGCTCAGAGTAATGGTTGGGAAGGAAATATGATTAGAAAAGATGTTGAGTATGAAGGTAAAAGAAGTAATGATTTATTAAAAATTAAGAAATTCCATGATGATGAATATGTTGTTAAAAGTGTTGAAGTTGGTCCGTTTAGATTAATTGACAAATCTACTAAATTAGAAACAACCGAAGAAGTCATGACTAATGTAATAATAGAACATAAAGGTTATGATGTTTCAGTTGGTTCAGGGTTTTCAGTTGAAGAGCGAAGATTATTTTCAGAGAATCCAGATTTGATAATTGGTAAAGAAATTACTGTACAATATTTTGAAGAGTCATCTAATAAAGATTCTGAACTTAGTTTAAGGTTTCCTACCATTAAAAAGATTTGGTTGGATGGCAGACGAAATATTTAAAGTGGAAAAAGAGTAGAGAATGAAAAGGTTATATAATGAGAAATAAAAAGTTATTACTATTATCACTATTATTCATATCAAGTTTAATTGGTCAGATAAATATTAAACCAGTTAGTGGATACGGAGTAAGGGGTGGTATTGGTGGTTATAGTGTTAAAGTGAATCCTGATAGACAAACACTTATTAAATTAGAAGGCACGATATCTGAAAAGAGTGGTTATCACAGAGTTACTTGGAAAACTGAAAAAAGGTTTTTTTGGGGTAATGGAATAGCAACTGATGTTTATCCAGCCGTAAATCCTATAAGTTATTCTAAGAATGGTAAAGTTTATACTATGGTAGGACTACTTCCTGAAATGATAGGAAAGTCATTAAAGATTACAGCTAGTTATGGTGATTATACTGATACTATGACATTAAGACTTAAATAAAATTGCACCGTGGTTATGAGATTTCTACGGTAATTTGAAATCTTGGTGGGTTTGAGAGTGACTACCGATTTGGAACTCTCAAAAATTTTGGGGAATAGATAGTTAGACTATACCGATGGACTCGTTTGAGGACTCTGGATTCCCCAATTTTTTTAGCTATAAAAAATAGTGTTTGAGAAATTTAGGTGATATATATATTCAATGGTGGTGAGGCTTTCTTACATATACCCGATAATTTTTAATTATCTAAAACTCACCACCCTTTTATATTGAGAATTAAAAAATGAAAATTTATTGGAACAAATATTATGGTTATGATGAAAAGTATCCCAGAGAAGCTAATTACAGAGTTATCTCGGCAATACTTTTCAATCGTTCTTTTCACTTAATTATGGTGTGGAGTAAATTACACTTCTTTCTAAGTGTATCAGAAAATTTACAAACTCAGTGGGATGAACTTAAAGGTCCACCAAAGAAAAAAACCTATCATTTTAAAATATTTTAATAAAAAATTCAAATTGTGGCAAAATGTCATCAATAACTCCGTAAGTCGATTTAACCACATGGTGGAGTCTGATTTTATCAGATAAGATTTACAGTAATAAATAAACAAAATAAGGAAAAACAATGAACACAGGTACAGTAAAGTGGTTCGACGCTAAAAAAGGATATGGTTTCATATCTGATACAGCAACGGAAAACTCAAAAGACTATTTTGTCCATTTCTCCGAAATTCAAATAGACGGATTTAAGACTTTATCAGAAGGTCAGAAAGTTGAATTTGAAATCGGCGAAGGTCAAAAGGGTGATGTTGCGAAGAATGTTAAATCAGCAACAGAATAAATCAGATTTAGCGTAAAAATTTGGGTTGTTTTTTAAACAGCCCAATATTTATTATTGTCAAAGGTTACACCAATGACAATTAACTAATAACAAATAAAAATAACAATAGGAGATAACAAATGGATATTGAAGCCGTAAGAAAGCGACTAAATCAGTTACAAACCTCAACTACAAGAACAACAAACTTGTGGAAACCTCAACCAGGAAAGACACAAATCCGTCTTTTACCTTACAAACTAAACTCCGATATACCGTTTATCGAATTATTCTTTCACTATGATTTAGGTGGAAAGACTTTTCTTTCCCCAATCTCATTTGGTCGTCCAGACCCAATTGAAGAATTTGCCGAGAAACTAAAGTCAAGTGGAAATCGTGAAGATTGGAAACTTGGCAAAAAATTGGAAGCAAAGCTCAGAACTTTTGCACCAGTTTGTGTTCGTGGTGAAGAAAACCAAGGCTCTAAGTTTTGGGGATTTGGTAAAACCGTATATCAAGAACTATTATCAATTATATCAGATCCTGATTATGGTGATATTAGTGATCCTATAAATGGACGTGATGTCGTGGTTGAATTCCTAACAGCTGAAGAAACTGGAGCATCGTTTCCTAAGACTAACATCCGTGTTAAACCGAATCAAACACCAGTTACAGAAGATAAGGCAGTTTTATCTACATTACTTG